TCCTTGCTGCCCATCACGTCCATCTCGTTCTGCTCGTCATACTGCTTCAGATACTCAATGGTGGCTTCCAAGTGGAAACGGCTGTATCTGTAAGCGGCTTCTGGGATGCGCGGAGTGCCAAGCAGGGTGTTCAGCTCGTCCTCCGTCATCGACTGCGGACGCTTCACGGTGTTGACTGTGAAACTGTACTCGGTTTTCTTGCCGTTCTTCTTGCGGATAATCTTCACAGGATAGGCAGCTTGTATCGAAGAGATGGGGCACGGTGTCTTTGGGTCGCCCTCCAACAGTTCCTTCCACACCTCCAACTTCTGCTCCTCCAACGACTTGTACTGCGAATACGACAGGGTGAGGAGCTGTATGCCGTCACTGGGCTTGTCCATGTCAACGACGTACATCATGCGCTGCGAGTTCCACTTCAAGCCACCCTCAAAGCCACTGGCCTTAATCTTGTCCATCAGTTTCTCGTCATCGCCGTACTTGCTCTCGGCAACCTTCAAGTAGGTGTCGATAAGGTCAACCGACAAACCCGCATACTTGGTCTGGCACACGTTCACAAAGAACTGCTTGTCCTTCTTGCTCGTGCTGTTGGGATTGGTGAGACGCAACACTTGCGTCTTGATGGGGTACTCGTAACCCTTGCGCTCCAATAGCCATGTGCCGTCGGCTTGCTGCACGGGGGCTAACGGCAATATCCTTACGGTATATGTGCCGTCCGAGTCCATCCTGAAATACTTGGTTTGCTGGTACGAGGAACTTTCCTCCGCACTCTTCTCCAACGCCTCTTGATAAGTCTGCTGATTCTCCGCAAAGAGGTCAAACGGATTTTTTCTGGTTTCTTCCATAAAATGAAAAAATTTTGTTGGTTTAATGCTGAGAGAGAAGATTCCACTGCTCGGTGTAAGCTCCAGCCCATAGTTCCTTCGCTTCGGGCTTCTTGGTCTCGTCTTTCGGCGTGACTGTGATGTTCCACTCGGCAGCGGCATGGTGAATGATACTCTCAATGACTTCATTCACCTCACTTGCTTTTTCATTTTTGAGGTTGAAGTACTCGTACTTTCTCCCTCGTGGAAGATTACAGGCGTGTATCGGCGCGTAAAGCTCCTCAAAATACCTGTATAGGGCATCTACTGGCGGGTGCGTCGGCAACTTGTCCGAAATCGTCTTCAACACCACGCCAAACAGATACTTCAGTTGTGGTAGCGACCTGTTTTTTGTGTCGTCCATTATCAAGACCGTATAATCGCCGTCCTTCAAACGTCCGAAAGCAAGAGTGGCCGCATCGTTCAACACCCTACCGTCTTGCACAATAAGGTGCGCTTGACCGTGTAGCATCTTACTTCTGTTTTGGTTTAACCGATTGCAAAGATATATAATATCAATTTAACTACCAAACAAATTTCAAACTATTTTTCAAAGAATTTTCTAACACACTGTGTTACAGAGAAAATAATATATATAATATATTATATTGATTTTTTAGAAAAGCCGCCTCGCAATATAAATATCACAAAGCGACTTTCTGTTTCGTTAAATCACTGTCTCGACTCTGCCGTTTCAGCGGTCAACTCGTCATTCTATTCTCTCGGTTAAATCGCTTCAATCGTCCTTCTCCAACCGCCAAAATTTCCAAGTCCAGTCCACCAACTTCCCATCTTCCACATGATAAAATCGCTGGTTGGTGCTTTTCTTGTTAAGCGGTCCGCAGTCTTTTCTCCAACCGCCAACCTTGATATAGTCGAAATTGGCAAGCTGCACATCTTCCGACAGCGCATCCCGACCGCTATACCAACAACTCTTCAACCCTATCTGCTTCACATGGAAAGCCAAACGGTCAATCGTCTTCGGGTCTGCGTCGCCACCCATCAACGCCACGCAACTTATCCCTGCGTTTATATAGATAAGGGCGTTCAGACTTCCCCAGTCCAACGGCTTGCCTATGTCCTCTGCCAAATAGGAACTGTGACAGCCCTCGCAGTGGCACGGACAGTTTGAGATGTTCACACACAACGTTATCTCGTCCGGCACTTCCGCAAAGGTTATTCTCGCGTCAACATATTTCATAACTCGTTCCTCCCATTGCTATATACGCGCTTCATGGCTTCAATCTGCCTGTCCCTCCCAAAGGTTTTTATAGGACGCAAATAACCTATCACTCTCGTATATTGTGTAATACGCTTACTGTCACAATGAGGACAGACACTGACTGGTCGCTTCACTATCTTACCGCAGTCCTCGCACTTGCTGTTAGGGATATTGAAAGTGAAATAACTCGTGCCGTTCTTGATGGCAAAGTCTATCAATTTCAGATATTGCGCCTTGCTTAAATGGTCTTCCAAATTGATATGTGCGGCAGAACCTCCGTCAGTATATTGATAGGTCTGGCGACCATGCAACACAAACTTATCCAATACCGATGTGTCGTCATGCGCATTATAGAAATAGGAATTATACAAATTCTCATCCGCTGGCACCCAGTAACCATCTTTCTTGTCCCAGTTGTAGTTCTTGCCGCCCAACCCCTCTGCTGGCACAACTTCCGAATTAAATAGGAACGGACGTTTTTTGTCGTGTATGGAGTGCGCCTTGTTCTGCTTCTTTATCGTCCCTAACACCAGTTGCAAGAACTTGATATACTGCGCATTGTTGCTTACTTCCATACCCAAGAACCTTGCAGCCTCATTCAGACCGTTCAGCCCGACTGTGCTGTATAGCTTGCCGATGTGGATATATCCGCCATTCGAGGCGGCAAACATTCCCTTTTCTTCTGTCTCATACAACATGGTTTTGAAAGCGATATGGTACTTATACACACGTTCAAGAATACACTCGATATACTGTTGCAGATTATGCCTGCAATACAAATCGTCAAATATCATATCTCTGCTTTGGTATTTGTCTTCCTTGTCAGCAAACGCATTGTACCAGTCCTGCACAATCCTGTTGATGTTCAATGTTATCACATTGCAACTGCCTGTCATAACGCCTGTCAACCCGGATGTGGGACTAAACGTGTTTTCCGCCAACTCATTACGCAGTCTGCAACAGGAAGCTAAACTGTCTGCACTGTCCGAAATATAAGTGAAAAAAGAATGTCCCTCGGCATACATTTCAGCGCACAACTGTTTATAATCCTTGTCTATGATGTCCTCGCCATCATGCACCATTGCAAAGGTTTCTACAGGGAATGTCAGCACTTGCTTCAGACGTATCTTGTTAAACCATTTCATAAATAACCGCTGAAGGGTGTCAATAGCTTTCCATTCGGGCTTGCTGCCGTCTGGATAATAAAAGCCGCCAAACAAAGACTCAAAATAGGTATGGTCGTAATAAGAGATGTTCGTAAACGGCGACTGGTAACTGCGATTGCCTGCTGGCTGATTGACACCCCACACAAACTGCTTGAAGGCTTTAAGTATGTTGTCCTTGATGGTCCTGCGAATAAGGCAATGACTGGTGGTCGCTATACATTCCATCTTGTCATACCAGTGTGTGCCAAACTCTTTCACCACATAATAATTCAATGCGATAAAATACTCGCCTACGGCAACAGCCCCCTTGCATTGACTCGACAATAAGAAAATTAAATTGGTAATCTGACCGCTGAATGATTGCAAGTCATTAGGCGCACTGGGGGTAACACCATCAATATTGCCGACACCCTCTGTCAACAATGGATATAAGCTCACAGCCATGCAGTATTGTTTCAACACTGGCGTGGAAGCCTCGTCATGGCAATATATGATATGGCTCTCCAAGTCCTTCTCATATTGGTCGGCAAGCTCTGGGTATAATTCATGCAACTTTGCCTTCATGCGTTGCCGTTGTATAAGCCTGTTCGTGGTCTTATACACCTCACCCTCCAAATTGGCGACGTTCTTCATTGTAACATTGGCGTTGGCATCGGTCTCGCTCGACGTGGCGGCGTTGTCCGACGAGTCGCTGTACCTATCCATATAGTCTATGCGCTCACGGATAAAGCGGGCTTCATTATGCCGCTCCCTATACAATATATACGCCTTCGCAGCGTCATACTGCCCAGCCTGCATCAGCTCTTTCTCCACGGCGTTCTGGATGGTCTCAACGTCAACAGGCGCGTCCTTGCCGCCCTGCTTCATCCTGCCCATTACTCTATCGCCAATCACTTTCGCAATCGTGAAGCAATAGGCATTGTCGCTCACCGACTGCATCGCCTTCAGCGCGGCGTGCTCAATCTTGCTTTTGTCAAATCCTACAATCTGACCATTTCTCTTCCTTACTTGCATATCATTCTTTGTTAATGTCCTTAATGTCTTTATTGTCCTTAACGTCCCTGTATTCTTCCACTCTCTTCCGAAACTCCTCGGTCTTGCAATATCCGCAGGATTTCATCTCAGGGCAGAAGCCTCTATAAACGCAAGTGGGTACGCACTTGCTCACTAACACTGGGTCTATCTTCTCCA